ATCTACTATATAATAGTGTTAAGTCAACTCATAAGGAGTAATAATATGACACAATTAGCGACAAACGAAAACTCAGACCTCGTAATTCCAGAAAATCTGGATAAAGTGTCTGCAGACCAACTAGCAGAATTGATTGGTCAAAGAGAAGATAAGCCTCAAGGCGGAGATTCTCTAGCTAGACTATCAATTAATCATGCACCTGAAGATGATGAGGGTAACACCTTACCTAGAGGACATTTTGCTTTATACAATCCTGAAACAAAGGAGAAAGTATTCGGTAAAGATGTTAACTTTAGGATTTTTATTAGAAGGTTTATGTATAGCTTATGGGATAATGAGCAGGGTGCATACTCAGTTCGCACTACGCAACAAGCCAAGCTCAACGATCAATTTCCTGATACAGAGGGGGGCTTTAAATGTGGTAAGCTTACCAAAAACGAAATTACGGAAATTGGTTTAGACAGCCCAGAAGCTGCTGCTTCAGCACTTGTTAAATGTAATCAAGTTCTGTATGGTCTAGTAACAATAGCAGATGGCAAAACTGCTACTGGTGAAGATAGTCCAGTAGAAAATGTTCCTGTAGTATTTTATGGAAAAGGCTCAAGCTACAATGCAATATCTCAATACTTTAGAGATGTTGATAAGAAGAATTTACTTTCTCCTAATGTAGTAGCTAAGGCTCATTCTATAAAGCATAAGAATGGAGCAACCATTTACTATTCAACTAACTTGACTATTTCTGATACTGTAGATTTATCTAAAGACGATAGAGAGCTACTTGTAGCTTTTGCAGACAGGATAAATTCCTACAATCTCCGAGTGTCAGAAGAGCATGCTGGAGCCAATAATGGTGAAGGCGTGGATGCTATCGACCTTGCTGCTGTCGAAGCATAATGAGTGATATTCAAGTATTCATACAGGATTTCTTGAGTAGAGCTACGAAGGGGGAGGCTGAGATGCCTCCTTCTTTAGTTGACGAGTTTAAGGAAGCTTGCGGTCAGGCTTTAGAAAAACAATTTTCTAGAGAGCCAAGAGAGTTTCGCCTACGCCTGTCTGGTATAGGTAAACCTTTATGTCAACAACAATGTGAACAGCTAGGTATTGAGCAGTCGTTTAGTTACAATGCTATAATGAGATTTTTATTAGGTGATTTAGTAGAAGCTGCTTTAATAGCTGTTATGAAAGCGTCTGGTGTTAATGTAGAAGATGAACAAAAACCTACATCTATAACTCTAGACGATACAGAAATTACTGGAACACTAGATGTTATTATAGATAAAAAAGTATTTGATATTAAATCTGCAAGCCCTTATGCATATCAAAATAAATTTGGTGAGTTTGGTGGATATCAAAAAGTAAAAGACGATGATCCTTTTGGATATGTCGTACAAGGATTTTCTTATGCAGAAGGTGAGAACATGCCTTTTGGTGGATGGATAGTAATGGATAAATCTTCTGGAGAAATTACAGTGTGCGAAGCTCCGCCAACACAGGCACAAGAGAAGAAAGAAGCACTAGAAGCTGCTACTGTAAATGTTCGTAAATTAAAAAAGACAAAGAGAGTAGAAAAACAATTTAAAGCTACAGATGAAATAGAAAAAGGCGAGCCTACTGGTAATAAACTTTTACCTAGGGAATGTGGTTTTTGTGGGTTTAGGCATCACTGTTGGAAACATGCTAAGTATTTGCCTAAGCATACATCAAGAGCAAAAAACCCACCCTATGTGTGGTATACTAAGGTAGTAAAAAATGCCCATACTTAAAATGCATAATCTTACTATGGCAGACTTTAAGGAAAACAAAAATATTTTTTATGTTTATCCTGATAACTATTCTATGATAGGCGGAGATAGTATTATAAAAGAACTACGACATAGTGATTATACTGTTCCTATATATACTAATTTGTCAAAAACTCAACCATTTATATATGAAAGAGGCATGGCTATGTTAGATGAAGCTATGGAAAAGATAAAGTATCTACTAGGTAACAAAGCTATTATATTTGTTTTAATGAATAGATTTTACGATGCTATAGATTATGATAATGCAGAAGAATATCAAAGAACAATAATAGAAGAGTTACATCTTTTATTAGATAGGGAAAAACCAAAAGATGTCAGGATATAGATTACCATACAGATCAAAGTTTGAGGTAAAAGTAGCTGCAGACTTAGGCAAACGCAAGATAGACTTTCAATATGAGAAAGTAAGTTTTGATTATGTTCCTAAGATAAGGAATTATACTCCAGACTTCTACCTACCAGAATCTAAAATATACATAGAGACAAAAGGAAGACTAACAACAAATGATAGAGTTAAACATCTTCTTATAAAAGAACAGTACCCTGATCTTGATATAAGATTTGTTTTTGTTAATGCTAATAATAAGATTTCAAGAACATCTAAAACTACATACGCAAATTGGTGCGATAGGCATAAATTTTTATGGGCTGAAAGCTTAGTACCTATGGAGTGGTTAAATGAGTAAAGATGATTTTTACAAGATAGAGTTTGCAAGAAATGAAAAAGTAGATAAATTTTTAAAGGAGCTTGATTTGAAAGAAGGTAATATGTATATAGTATTAAAGCCTGAAGACGAAGGTTTTGAAATAGTAGGTGCAGATTTGTTACCTGCCGATTTAGACACATACACAGGAACACAGATGTATATTCTGTTTGCTGGTCTTATGCACATGGCTACAACGGAACAGTTGACTGTTATGGAAAAAGGCAATAAAATGATAATGGATGAATTAGAAAGAAAACGAGAAAGAGAAATAGAGGAGAGAGGAGATAATGTCATTGCGTTCAAGCCCAATAAAAAAGACATCAATTAAATATAAATATGATGAACAGAATATATTGAATGGTGTATATGCCTACATACAAGATACATACAAAGAACACTATTCAAAAAACAATTATCAGGCAACAGAATTTATTATAGATGCTGGTCATGGTACTAGTTTCTGTATAGGAAATATTATGAAATATGCACAAAGATATGGAAAAAAAGGTGCAAAAAAAGATCGGAGAAAGGACTTGTTAAAAATAATTCACTATGCTATAATAGCATTATTTATAGACGATAAGGAGGTCTAAATGACAGAAGAAAAGAAGAAACGAGCCCATGATGAGGATGGTAAATTTAAAGCAGATGATCCTGCTACACCAGACATTAATGAAGCTTACCAACCTGTAAAATATTATCTTATGCAGGAAAATCTAGCAAATACTATCCTGCAAAAATTAGCAGGATTACCCTATGCTGAAGTTAGTGATATGTTAACAGCTTTCAGAGCTATGGGTTTTGTAATGGTTGATCCTGTTACTAAAAAAGTTTTAGATAATTCAGAAACTTCTAAAGAAAAAGATGGATAGTCGTATAAAAAGTATTGACGATTTTTTAGATAAAGATGATTTAGCATACATAGATAGTATAATTAATTTTGATTTATACGATGAAAAAAATTTTACTATAGTCGATAAGAATTTTATAAATTTACCATTGTTTTTTGGTAAAATACTTTCTACTACAAAATCTAAATTTGTAGGAAAAGTATTTGATCCTAAAACAGGTAAACTATTAGAAAAAAGTCAAAGTGAGAAATTAAATAATTTTCAATTTTCTCATTCTTTTTATTCTACTGAACAAGGAAGTACAAGTAAACTTTTTAAAGATATAGATAATATTTTTAAATTAAAATTATCTGTGTATATGTGGCAAAGAATTAAACTTAATTTAATGCCTAGAAGCGACAATATATATGTATCTGGTTTTCATACTGATAGTAAGCCTCTTCTTACGGAAGAAAAAACTGCCATATATTATTTAAATGATTGCAATGGCTATACTGTTTTTAAAGATGGAAGCTATATACAAAGTAAAAAAAATAGAATAGTAATTTTTCCTAAACATCTATTACATTCTGGCACTACTTGTTCGGATAAACCCTATAGAGCAGCCATTAATTTTAACTATATAGAAGTACCCAATGATACAAAAAAAATCAAAAAATAGAGCATTGTTAGCTCAATTTACTGTTGAGCTTTCGCAAGATGGGAAAGTGTACCTTGAAAATAAGTCAGTTAATCCTGAAGTTTTTAGAAAAACGATGGATGAATGGAATCAAGATTATGAAGGTACACTGTCCTTGACTAATCTTTTACGAGAAATTAGAAGAGAATTTGAAGAATTAACAGAAAAATCCAATAGATTCGTATGATAAATATTACAAATAATTATTTAACAGCACAAGAATTAAGTTATTTTATAAATAGCTTCAATCCAAATAATGAAACAGAACAAAGTTCTAGATATATAGACACTTACAATGAAGAAAATTTTGGTTCTGTTTTAGTAGAAAAATTACGTCATTTTCCTTTTTTTCTATTTGGTATTGTTCCTGATAGTATGTATATGGGAAAAGATAATAGTATTACAAATATACAATTATGTCATATAATATATGAAGAGAGCTCTCCTCAAAGTCCTCTTTATTCTGTAATAGATAAATTGTTTGCTGATAAATTAAATATTCTTTGTTGGGTTAGAATAAAGCTTAATATAGTTTTTTCTAGAGAATCGATTATAGAACATGGCTTTCATACAGATGTTAACTCTAAAGTACCTGATATGGTTGTAGATAAAGATAATATAAAAACTTCTATATACTATTTTAATACTAATAATGGCTATACGTTATTTAAAGATGGTAAAAAAATAGATAGTGTACAGAATAGACTTATAACATTTCCTAGTTCTATGGAACATACAGGTACTACATGTACTGATCAGCCTTTTAGATTAGTATTAAACATGAATTATATACCTTTAAAGAGTAAAAATAGCTAAAATGCTATATAAAGAGAATAGAAGCTCATACAACAAGATTGTTTATTTTTGATATTACAGTACCTGAAACATGTTAAAAGGCTCTGTATGAGCATTTAAACGATTAATTTTTTTCAGAACACTTGTAAAAAACACAAAAGCATCACTAAACCAGATGCTAGATGTAAAATTATGCTTTCCACTGATAATTCTCCTATGTTACTAATTGTAGTATACACAGAAAAACAACCTTTGTCCAATCAATAGTTTAAATGTTAAGTATTTATGTTGTGAATTATTGAGCTAGGGGATTATCGTTGTTACCTAGCTTATCCATTCTACCTTCAAGCCTGTCTAATCTTTTTTCAATGCCATCGACTTTAGTTTCTAATGGTGCAATATCTACAGTCTTAAATTTTCTTTTTTCAATATTATCAAGACGTAAATTAAATTGACCCCATGTGTAAAAACCTCCGCCTATTGCAGTGATCACACCTATTATGGTGATATACTGTTGAAGTTTAGGTAATAAGTTTTTCATATTGTCCTCCTATTTTTTGCCTAAATACAACCCAAACCAAGCAGCCCCTGCACCTACGATTACAGATACAAATGCTGATTGTGAATTGGTTGGATCAGGTAATGTCATAAACCAGTCGCATGTCTTGTAAAACATAACACCATATAAAGTGATAAGTATTCTTGGAAAGATTCTCCACTTGTCAAAACCTTCAGGGTTGTTATACCAAGATCGTCTCTCTACTTCTACGACTTTAATTTCTTCTTCTGCCATATTATCCTCCAAATAAATCTTCTGACTGTTCAGATACCATACCTGATAGTGTGTTTATATTATTGCCTATCATAATTCCATACCCAACATAATTGTCATCGATAGTAACATCTGTATAGATAGCTCTAGGCTCATACCATTCTGTAGGTTGGGGTATGCTCATATTTTGGTAAGTATCAAAACCTGGCAGATAATT